TGGTTTGTTAGGTGGTGTATCGGTTATTGGTTATATCATTGTAAACATCGCAGCAGGTCAGTGGTGGTCTGTTTTAGATCAGTTAGTATTCTTCTTTGCAATTGATTTAGGGTTAATTATAAATTGGAGAACATGGGGGCGTGGCAAACAATCAAACGTAAAAAAACCAACGTTTAAACAATGGATTATAATTGTATTAACTATCTTAATCGCTTGGGCTGTTCTTTATCCTGTCGGCGTATACTTGAAAGACACACAACCTGTAATTGACGCACTTGTTTTAGCTATTGGTGGTGTTGCTTCAGTTCTTTACGTTAAGCGTTTCAGTGGTACATATTCATTGTGGCTTGCAAGTAATTTAATCAACGTTGTATTATGGTTTGGAGCATTAAACAAAGGACTAACACCAGTCGCTTTATCAATGCTCGTGATGACTTTACTTTACTTGGCATCGTCTATTTATGGACGCATAAACTTCAGTAGTAAAAATAATAATAAAGTTAGAAGCCTGTTATAAGGCTTTTTTTATTGTGCATAAATTATTGTATATATGCAATAATAATGGTATACTTATGCAAGCGGGTAGTTATTGTGAGCTTTTGCGTACAATGCTGCGTGTAATAAAAATAATTCAGTGGGTTGCTAGGTGGGCTTGGCGTACTAAACAACGTACATAAGGAGAATTGCAATGGCAGAAGAAGTAAACACAGAAGTAGCTGAACAAGTAGACAATGTAGAAGAGACGGAAGTTCCTGCAACGTTCACAGAGAAAGATTTACAAAGCGCCAAGGACAGTGCGTACGATAAGGCACGCAACGACTTATTGGTTAAGTTTGAAGAGGATAAAGCAAAAGCTATCGAACAAGCAAAGGCTGACGCTTTAGAAGAATCTAAAATGACTGCTGAACAAAAGGCACAAAAAGAACTAAACGATAAACTAAAAGCATTAGAACAACGTGAAGCCGGAATTAAACAACGTGAGCTAACCGCAGATGTAGCAACACAGCTATCTACCGCAGGTTTGCCAGTTGATTTGGCTGAAAAGTTAGTTAGTCTAGGAGACAAGGAAACTTCACAAGCGTTTATTGATACAATTGTCAATACAATTCAAGAACAAACTAACGCAGAAATTAAAAAGCGTGCTAACGGTGGCGCTCCTACTGGTTCATCAAGTATTCTAAGTGATTCAGATGATCCAATGAAAGCAGCCTTAGCAAAAGCTGGATTTTAAAAAAGGATAAAAAATGGCAGATACACAAGTATTTTCAAAACAATTAGTAGCAGCATTGCCTACTATTTTCGCAAAGAAAGCATATTTCGCTTCAGCTTTCGGTGCCTTACAGGTAGCTGATGGTGTTCGTGATAACGCAACCGCATTTACAGTTAAGACTAATGATATGCCTGTTGTTATTGGAACATATAACACAGGAGCTAATGTAGCTTTCGGTACTGGAACAGCTAACTCATCTCGTTTCGGACAGCGTACAGAAGTAAAATATGCAGACACAGATGTGCCTTATAACGCGCCTTGGGCTTTCGATGAAGGACTTGACCGTTATACAGTAAACGCTGATTTAGCTTCAGCCGTATCAGCACGTTTGGTTGCACAAGCTCAATCTTTGATTGTTCGTATGAATAACCAACTAGGCGCAGCGTTAGTTGCAGCAGGTAAAGACGTTGGTAAAGACTCAAGTGATCCAATTGCATTGTTTAACGAAGCTTCAAAGCAATACACACAGCTAGAAGTCGTGCCAGACGTCAAAGCATATGTTACATCAGACCTATACAACGCAATTGTTGACGCAACGTTGACAACTACTGGTAAGGGTTCTGCCGTAAACATCGACCAAAACGGATTAGCTTACTTTAAGGGATTTCAATTAGTTGAAGTTCCTGACGCTTATATGCAAGGAAAGCAAGTTATTTTCACTCCTGATACGGTAGGGCGCACATTCGTAGGTATCTCAACAACACGTACAATTGAGGTTGAAGGATTTGATGGGGTTGCATTACAAGGCGCTGGTAAAGATGGTGTTTATATCCCTGAATCAAATAAGCCAGCTGTATTATTCGCAGTTGCACCAGCACCAAAACCATGAGAGTAAGGTGAAATATGAGCGCAGCAGAAGATTATTTAACTTTAATAGACAGTAGCACGCCGATTGCCGATAAATTGGCGGTTATTGAAAAAATCACGACTGCTCGCTTAAATGTTTTGCTTGGTACAACGACAGTTCCTGATAAGTTTCAATATATCGTCACAAACGTTGTCGGCGCTAGATATGTTCGTATCGGCAATGAAGGCACAGCCTCAACACAACAAGATGGGCTTAGCTATACGTTTAATGAAGACGATTTTACGCCGTATTTAAGTGAAATTAACGCTTATAAGAATGGAGACGATTTTTATAAACCGTCACATGGTAAGTGGTGGTTGATATGATTCTAAACAAACAAGTGACGTTTAGAACGGTTACTAAAGCGATAGACAGACCAAGTAACCACGGTAAAAATAATGATGTAATTAATGACGTGCAAGTGACAGTCAATTACACAACCGTTTCTGTGCAAACCGCTATTAGAAGTTATGGTGTAAGCAATTCAAAGATGGCGACAATTAGATCTATCACTGATTTGCCACCGTTTGATTTTATTATTATTGATAATGTTACTTATAAATTGTATGCCAGCCAATCAATCTTGAATAGGAGAAACATTACTATTGTAGAGGTAGACGCATGAGCATAAAATTAGAAGGAGATGATCAATATATCCAGTTAGTCAACTCAATGACTAATAAACTTCCAACCACTGCACGTGAAGTCGTGAAACACTACACGGCAGCGACACAAGCACAGGCTGTCCGGCTTGAACCTGTTAGGACTGGTTATCTTAGACGTAATACACAGATACAGATACAAGATTACCGAACAAGTATCACAGGTATCGTAACAGCTAACGCTTACAATAAGAATTACAACTATGGCGCACGTCAAGAGTTTGATACTAAATTAAAACACCCTAACGGTGGGCAAGCGCTATTTATGACAACAGCGTTTAACGCGCAAAAATCAGGTTTCTTGAGAGATATAAAGGACGCGTTCAAATGAGTTTACCAGACCAAGAATTATATGAAACAATATCAGACGTTCTGATTGATAACGGTGTTAAATGGTATTCGACTTTACCAAACTTCAAAGAAACACTTACGGAAATGCCTTACGTTTATTGCGGTAATGTTTCGTTACAAATGGCACCGACAAAATTAGCAATGCAAGGTAGTGCTTCTATAACTCTTAATTTCTTTGGTAAAGAAGAACAACGCTGGGAAGTATCAGAATTACAACAAAAAATGTACAATCTATTGTTGCCAATAAGTCGCACTAAAAGTTACGGCGTGATTGTTGATCCAGTGGTTACTGTCAATACAATTACAGAAGAGAACTTCGATAACGCAACGATATGGCACGGTACTTTAGATTTAACTTATAAAATTTACTAGGAGATAATATGGCAGATTTAGGCAACACAATTAATGGTAAAAAGATTATCATTGCCAGTCGTCCACTTGCTAAGCAAGGAACAGATTCAGCGATTTCGTTTTCTTATGAAACAACACACAACTACAAAAAGTCACGTGATTCAAAGTCAACAGCTACAAAGTCAGGTACATTAAACGCACAAGGAGCGCTTGAAACGACTTTAAAGGTTGAGATGGTTACTTCTGACGCAGCTGGATTAAAGGCTCAAGAAGCAGCTATGGATTCAGGCGAAAAGATGGAATACTGGCGTATCTTTGTTTCTGAAAAGGGTTCTACTGCTGATAAAGTTAAGGCAACTTACATGCAAGGAACAGTGACATCGTTTGAAGAAGACGCAGACGCTGATTCATTCTCAACTGCTACGGTTGAAGTTGCTGTTGATGGCACACCTATTGACGGTGAAGTCACATTTGACGCTTCAGCAACAGACGCACAATACGCATTTACTGATTTAAACAAAGTTACAGCACCAGCAGGATAAATAAGAACGTCACGGAGGACGAAAGAAAATGAGTAAGATTATTAAAGAAATTAACGGAAAAGAATATACATTTAAGTTTGGTTTGCGTTTTGTTGCTGAACTTGATAAGTTGGTTGTCACTAAGCAAGAAGGTATTCCTTTCTCAGTTGGTTCGGCTATCAAATTAGGACAATTAGCAAACGCAAAAGACATTCTAGCATTAGCAGATGTTTTGAAAATTGCCAACGAAACGGAAACGCCACGTCTAAGTGTTAACGCTTTGAATGAGTGGCTAGAAGATGAGTTGACTGTCGATGAGATTGATTCGTTAATTGATGAAGTAGTTGAAGCTCTTTCAAAGTCTAATGCGACAGCGTCAAAAATGAAAGCTCTAGCAGCAGCGGAGCAGAAGTAAATATTAAAGCTGAAAGTAGCGCGGTCACGTATCACAGATTATTAGTGGACGGGCTGCGCTACTTTTTTAATCAAAATATCGAGTCTATCGAACGTATGGATATTAATGAGTACAACTTGTATATGGAAGCTGCGCAGTTAGCTATGGAAGATGAACGCTTAAAGATACACGAACAGGCATTCGCAAGTCAACAAGCTAAAGCGACAAAGAAAAGCGGTGAATCGTTTTATCGTAACTTTGAAGAGTTTTATGGCAAGTACAATAAAAAGAACGTCCGTTCGATAGAAAAGAGATACTTCCCTGAAAAGTTTGCAGCTGAGAAAGCAGAACGAGAAGAACGAACAAAACAGTTCACTCAAAGCGATCTAGACTTTTTAAAAAATCTAAACAAAGGACATTAAACAATGGCAGAACAAGAAGTAAAAGCCATATTCTCCGCCGATACGTCAGGGATAACCAGTGGCGCCAGAGAAGCTATCAACGCCATGCAAAGCGTAAAAAGTTCAACCAGTGGGTTATCAGACGCTATATCTGCGTCTACAAGCGCTATTGGTAAAACAATGATTGGTGTTGGCGCTGCAACGACTGCTATGGGCGTCAAGGCAGTTAAAGGGTTTGGTGACTTTGAAGCGTCGCTTAACAAGGCAGCTGTTATCGCTGGTGGAACATCTAAAGATATTAACGGATTAGCGGACGTTGCCAACCGTTTAGGCGCTGAATTGCCACTTAGTGCGCAAGACGCAGCTAACGCGATGGTTGCCATGGCTCGAGATGGTGCTTCAATTAGCACAATTAAGAAAGAGTTTCCTGCCATTGCTGAAGCAGCTACTGCTGCCGGTGCTGATTTGCAAACAACTGCCAGCGTTGTTCAACAGTCAATGAACATCTGGGGTGATAGTTTGAAAAGCCCACAGCGTTCAGCAGCTATTCTAACGCAGACAGCTAACCTGTCTAATGCGTCAATTGAAGACATGCAGCAAGCACTAGCAACAATTGGTGGTACGGCTGTTAACGCCGGTATTGACATGCAGACAACATCTATTGCCTTAGGATTGTTGACAAACCGTGGATTTAGTGCTGCACAGGCGTCACAAGATTTGAACCATGCTATTTTGCTCATGCAAGCACCAAGTAAAAAAGGTGCAGAGCAAATGCACGCATTAGGTTTGTCTATGACTGACGCACAGGGTAATATGAAGCCGTTACCAACAATTATCAATGAAATAGCGGACTCAATGCAAGGTATGACAAGCTCACAGCAAGCAGCGGCGTTAAAGACAATGTTTGGTACTGCTGGTATGGCTGCTATCTTGCCTTTAATGAAGTCTGTTAAGGATAACACGGATAACGCAACAACAAGTTGGTCCGCCTTCGCCAATCAAATGCAAGCAGCTTCAGCAGATACAGCCACAGCTACAAAATTCTTGCAAGAACAAGCAAATGAAATGCAGAAAAACCTTGGTTCTAAGATTGAACAGGTTGGTGGTAACTGGGAATCACTTTCTAACAAAGCAATGGCTGGTAGTTCAAGCGTAACTGGCGCGTTCTTAGATATGATTAACGGTGCATTGAATTGGGCTGGTGATAGCAACTCTGCTATCGCTAGTGTTATTCGTCAATTTATCGGATTGTCACCTGCTATTGGTGCGGGAACATT